TAATCGGGTTAGTTTAAACTAACCCGAAACCATAAAACTATTATCAATTAAAATGTACCAATGTTATATCTGTCTTGAAAACCAGCCAGAGTACGTAACTTGCGATACATGTTCGCTTAGTAGTTGTACAAAATGTACAAAATTAAACAATGACAAATGCTGTCATTGTTTAAGAATATTCGACGAATGTGAACGCGAAGTTGCTCGACAGATAATGTTACTCGATTCTACCCGAAAAGAACTGATTGTTACATCGTCTAATACGAACTCGCCGTACAAACAATGTCCGGTTTGTACCGTGTATATAGAAAAAGCTCAAACCGGATGTTCACAAATATATTGTACGGTGTGTAAATCTGTGTGGTTATGGGATACATTAGATATCGTAAATAATCCTGCTGAAATACACAATCCGATATATTACGAAAAAAATATCGAATATAAAGCTCCTAGTTATTTACATCCCGTAGTTCAGCGTGTGATATGTAAATGTATGAAATCTTTATATCAAGAAGAAGCAAAATATGCGTCCGATACGTTTTTAAATAGAATAATGTGTATAACCGATATAATATCTTTTAACCAATTTAAAGAAAGAGCAAAAGAGAGATATAATATTTACACGAAACACGCACGATTACGCAAAGTATTGGAGTCGCCTATAATAAACCAAACAAGTGTATCGAGCATCGACGCGTCTTATTCTATAATATTCGACGCGTTAAAATTACCATATGTATAATCATTTCAAACTTTTAACTTAAACACAGTTAAAACTTAAATTAAAATGTATTATGTAACCATATTAGAACTGAATTATAATTATTGTTCAACATCTCGAACAACTATTATTAAATTGCTGAACGCCGCATTTCCGAATATCGTGATAAATTTACTCGACATCGAACCTACAAACCATGTGGATGAATCGTGTATTGTAGAATTCGTTTACGCGGAACCTTGCGATTTATCCGCTTTAATAAAGAAGATTTCGTTTATTACCGCTGTCAATATTGTGGCGTCGTATTGTAGTGAAAGCGCTATTACTAAAATCATTTAAAACTTTTAGCATTTTGAAAATCTATACCAAATTTGGTATAGATAAGGTGGTACGCTTCTTACGAAGTACATATGGTAATTTTGGAATCGGATACCGTTAGTAATCGCGCGTCTTTAAGTTTATTCGTATTTGCGTCGTCGATAATCATTTTAACTATTTCTTTCATACTAAGATTGCGAATTTCTCCGTTCATTTTTCCACACATCAACGAATTAATTAAATTTCGCTTATCTATATGTTTATCGTATAATCCGTTTTCTATTCCGGTTTGTGATGTGAATAGATATACCTTAACTTCTTCGGTTTGACCTCTACGCATCACTCGTGCTATAGCTTGCGCTACTTTTGCATCGTTCCACCACACGTCTGCCAATAGTACGATGTGAGATTTTTGTAAGTTTAAGCCTTCTGATCCGATGTTATACGTCAATAATAAAATACCGTTAGTTGTTTCCTCAAAGTTTGAAATTGTACTCGTACGAGCACAACTCGAGTCTTTTGAGTTTAGCACAAATACCGGTCGACGCGTATCTTCGAACACGTAATGTTTAATTACATTTAGATTTAATCTGAAACAAGTAAATATTATACATCTTTCGGTGGTGTGTTTGTTAACAGTATCTATAATACGCAATATTCTAGACGATTTAGACGCAACGGGATCGTTCAACCAATGATTTAAATTGAGATTCTGAATTGAGCGTACAAACTGTGTAGACAACTCGGTTATTTTGTAGTTTAACATTATATTCGCGTACGGAATTAAAGGACATACCAAAAACTGTCTCATGTACATTATCATTGTTAATACATCGGCATGCAGCGTTCTAACTAAATTAGCATTATGCCGATTTAACGCAATTGCCTTTGTTAAATTTACAACTACATTTTTTAACGTTGCGTAAATACTTATTTCTTCCTGAGTAAGATCGTGAGATATTATACATTCGGAACATTTTGGAAGTTCGAAATCTACTCGTGTTCTTACGATCATCGTACTGTTGAGACCGGGATACTCATCGCTTTTAATATATCTCTCAACGTCCGGTTTGCAATTGGGAAACGTCGTATCGCCTATCATACAGTAATAGCCCAAAATGCGTTCTATCTTTGGTTCTGTTACGGGCGTTCCCGATGTTCCGAATCTATATTTCGAATATACAGCAGAAATGGCTGCGCATCGAGAAGATTCTATATTGGAAAACTGTTGAATTTCGTCTATAATCATACATTTCCATGTAATATAATAAACGAACGAATTTGCATTTATGTTGGTTTGAATTGATCGAAGAAATGGCCTTCTCGGAAGCAGATATCTTTTAACACCGACTGGAAATATACCACCTCTGTCTTCGAAAGTCATTTCAACGAATTTCGAATCTATCATAGATTCTTTGTATATTTTCGTTAATACTTCCGGAGTAGTAATAACGATGTCAGTTCCCGCGTCTGGAATATAAGAATCGAATTCGGTTTGAGTCATGTAATCTTTATGAAATACATCGTACTTTAACGATTTGTCAAAGAATTTTTCAATCTCTGCCACCCAGTTTCCTAAAAGTGTTTTCGAACAAACTATTAATGCCGGCATGGAATCGTGTATCAGTGTTGTTATATATAAAGACATGAGTGTTTTACCGCTCCCCATCGGGACACAAATACATCCTCTTTTTTTTCGCATACATTCGGATACTATATCTTTCTGGAATGTAGTGAGCATCGTCGGTTTTATAAATGTGTTTAAAACGCGTCATTCTTAAATCATGTTTAATAGTACTTTTCAATTCCATTAAACATAAATTTAATGTTTATCTTCATGATCCATTATCGATTTCCAGTCGACCACGCAATCTATTGCACCAGTACCCGCGCGCACTTGTCTGCCCGCTACTATACACGCGGATACTCCAGATAAAGTATCTATTTCCGCATTGTGAGCGGCATTAGTTAAAATATCTACGGTCTGTTCGAAAGTAGCTTTACTTAACGGGCCCACGGCGTTTTGTTTCATAGTATATCTCGTGATCGATGCCGGTTTGCCAGTATACGTCATTTTATCTACTAATAATCGAAGATGACAATCGTTTATGTCGGAAATGCATCGTTTAATATCTGCCAAGAGCATACGTTTCGTGGCCATAATTCCGAGACAATCATAAACAGCCCATATATCATTAGTGTATAATCGTTTAATATCGACTAATGGATGGCATAATACTTTTTTGAAATTACTACCTTCCGTTACGATGTAAAATTCGTTTGTATCGTCTTTATCCAAGTGCATGGCTTTAATACCGTCTATACCGCAAACGTACGATTCCATAACTTGTTTAAACGTTATATTTTTAGTTTTAAAATTATTCGTTATCATCGATGATTCGCTACTATCGTCTGTACATTTACGTGTTTTTTGCTTCTGAGGATGTATCGATATAGATATCGACAATGGGCCAGTTATTTCTGTAGTTAATATCGGTTCGAATGTTGACTCTAATGCTGAACATATATCGTCAGGCGATAAGCGTATCGAATATATCGTAGATTTTCGTAATTTAATACTCCACGTTTGTGGATTCGTATTTTCCACTTTAGCGGCTACGTCGTCCAACGTTAATCCTACTATACTACATCCAACGGCTTCTCTTACTTGTTCCGGTGTATCATATTTTTGTTTAAAGTATATCGTCATCATAGGCGTATGAAGAGTTTTTGTCATTTTAAGAATTTCTTCGAATCGTTCGACACCGTTATATTGCAACTTACCAGCCGTGTGAAACGTATTTAACGTAGATTGGGTTTGCTTTTCTCCTATACTTTGTGCTCCTATAATTCCTACACTTTCTCCAGGTGCTATTAACGATGTTCCGTACGATTGAATTATTGCACGCGCGAGGTCATCGTATTTATCATTAGCAATACATACGGATTCGAGTTCTCTACGTAACAACATGTCTTGTTTAGACCATATCGATTCGTATATTTCGGTAGGTAAATATCGTTTAGAACTACATGGTTCGCATTTACTTATTATATTTTCGATTTCAGATTGAGTGAGTGTTCGCAGCGAATCGGACGATGAGTGATTTAAACGAGTTACAAGTCTATTAAATTCGATTGGGTAAATCTCATTATTTTTATGACTTACGAGAGACGGTTCGTATCCCGTATTTCCGTACATGAATTGATGAATTCCACATTTCGCATCTCGAACGGTTCCATCGTATGCAACTCTTAAATCTTCACAAATTTTGATAAACGATCGTTGAATATAACCCGAACGAGCAGTTTCCATAGCAGTATTTATCATGCCTTCGCGACCCGTCATCGCGTGAAACCACATTTCTTTAGGATTTAACCCCCCGATAAAGCTAGATTGAACGAAACCTCTACTCTCATATTTTTGATCGTTATCTGTTATAACGTGCGGATAGTGTATCATAGTTCTACTTCTATTCGTCAGAGTAGGACACGGTCTAGCGTTATGTAAATTCTGTTGTCCCAACAATCCGGTGGTTTGTGCGATGTTAAAAAAATCTCCTTTACTTCCAGATAACACGGTATCTTTAATTTTATTATCGACAGAAAGCGCGTCCGTTGCAATTTTCAATCCTATATCTTTAGCTTTATTTAGCGTCATACTTATTTTAGCTTCTCTAACCGACGACGACGAAACGGTACTCGCGGCAACTGTTGCTTCGATGAAATATTTTTGTACAGTATCTTTGATATCGTTTATATTACGATGGTTTGTAATAAGACAATCGTCGATTCCTATACTAAACGGATTTAATTCTAACCAGGCGTGTGTTAAATAATGAATGTTATCGATAAATTCCGCTGCTACTTCTTTGCCGTAATCGAGATGAAGTAGACGTATAATAGAGTACGAAGTGGTACCCAGTGACGTTTTATCGAAATGTCCTTCGACGATTTTACCATTACATATACGCAATTTAGGACACGTTGCATTAAAATCGGATGGAAATAAATACGTGAATAAATCTTTTGCGGTCGAATGCGCGTATGATGGATATAATTGGTATTTATTCGTTCTAAAAAGACATTGCATAAAATCGGATCGTGTCATATGTATATTTTTAGACGTCATAAGATATGCAGCTAATAGCGAATCTTGAACTATACATTGTTCCGGTTTATCGGTTTGCGCGGATAACATATGATCTTTAACGCTTATAATATTTTCTAACTCGACTATAGATCCCTGAGATTCGCAACAAAATATATTTCCCTCATCCCCATCAAAATCGGCGTTTAATCCTTTAGTAATTGCCAAATTAAACCTAATGGTTTTACCGGGTTTAACGATGGCTTTCATTCCAAGTATACTATTGCGATGAAGTGTCGGTTGTCTGTTGAGAAATACTCGGTCGCCATCGCGTATGTATCTTTCTACTTTATCTCCTATGTTTAATGTTAATGGTCTAATTGACGGAATAACCGCAGGTTCTGTTGTACCATTTGGATGTTTAATGATGTCGTCTGATAATAAACGCATCTTACAATTAACAACGGGAATTTCGCCCACGTTTTTTCGAATAATGGTATCGGTGTGGTTTAATTTTGTACCTTTAATAATTCTAGCATGATATACGTTTACTTTTATACCGTTTTCTTTAATAATAGTCGATGCTAACCCGTTATTAACGCATTTTGTAAGTTTATCGATTGTAAGAGGAGTTACGTATTCTGGAATAGTAAGCGTGTTTGCGATATCCTCCGGTAATATCACCTGATCTAATTTTAGTGTTGGGTCCGGACCTATAACTGTTCTGGCTGTTCTATCGCATCGTTTTCCCGTAAGATTTTGACGCATCATGGCTCGTTTTCCATTTATTCTGTCAGCGATACCCGTGAGAGGTCTGTGGTTGGTCGTATGGGTGGATCTACCTCTACTGTTATTACAATACGAAACAGTTCGTATTTTTATAGTTTCTACTGCTTTTGCGTACGCTATTGGATCATCAGTAGGCGGATGATCACCTATATATATATTAGCTTTGATGATATCTACCAACATCAATGTAAGATCGTCGTCGCTAACCGTATCGCCGGCGTTCATCTTAGGTCTACAACACGTTGGAACGACTGGAAATTTAGTTAAAACATAATTTCTCGGATGAACCATAGATTCGTCCATACGGAGAAGCTGTGCATCCTCTGATGTAACCGAATCGAATATTCTTTTAACTAGTTGAGGGTGGATAATATTAACGGTAGTAGTTTTTGTAGTTTTATTTTTAATCGTTGTAGTTATAGTTAAATCTGTAGCTACGAATTTTATATCCGATATCGGATAGTTACACCATCGACATACTGTTTGTGTGTGAAGATAATTTATAGCGCCGTTCACGGTTGATATATATACGGGTGGCTCGGCTGTAACTCTATAACATTGCATACATATACATTTTAAAAGTGCCACCACCTGTTTATGAAAAAGAATTACAGGAACGTTAAGTTCGATCATTCCAAAATGACCACAGCACTCCCACACATCCCTTCCACAAGTTACGCAAATTTCGCCGTTTTGCACAGCGCCCATACGGGGATCGTAAACCGTACCATAATCCGCGGTAAGAGATGGTTTATTTATTATACACACCGCCATTTGCGCAATATCCGCGTCCGATAAAATACCGAATTGAACAGAATTAACTTCCATGATTAACAGATTAAAATTAATATTATATTATTAAAGTCACATTTAATAATCTACTTTAAATCTAAAGTAGATGATATGGTTAGATTTAATGCTTTGTATGAACATTGATCCACGACTTTAAGAGCTTTGCAGCTTCTTCGTTACCACTCGATATTGCATCTACTAACGCGTCGGTATATTTTGTACAACCTCCAGCGTATTTGTCTAATAATTTCATAGTTTCTAAATTTCGTGATCTGATGGCGTATGATGCTGCCGTGGTATAATTTGTTGCACCCCATTCGATTAGTAATTTACTCGCTTCCGTTTGTCCTGCCTGAGCCGCGTATTTGAGTGCAGAATCGTAATCTTTAGCTCCCCAGTATTTTAGTAGCTCCATCGCTGTTAATTGACCATATGTCGAAGCTTTTACTAACGCGCGATCGTATTCTTCGGCTCCCCATTCTTTTAACAAACTCATTGCCACCACACTACTATTTTCAGTCGCATAACTCAACGCGCTATTAAAGTCCGTAGCACCAAATTCCTTTAATAATTTCATAATGTCTACTTTTCCACTGCTAGCCGCGCCAATTAGCGCATAATTATAATTGGTAGCACCGTGTTCTTTAAGAAGTTTAAGTTCGTCGATACGCCCGGTTTTAGCCGCACGATGAAACAATTCGTTAAGATAATTAGTACCTAGAGATTTAAAAAAATTATTACGATATTTATCGGTCAATTGTGAAATAGTTGAAAGTTTTGATTCTAAAGTAGTCATTGAGATTTTTATTTCGTAATCTAATCAGGTAATAAAGATTAAATTACATACAATATTTTACACGAGATGTTTATCAGTATTGCAATTGGGCCACTCGTCGGGATTGTCTGCTATAATTCTATCTATCAAAATCTTGATAGTTTCTTTTTGTTTTTTGTATTTTCGTTGAAGATTTTGAACATTTTGAACCAAAATAGGAATTAAGTCCATATATTGTACTGTTTTCGGAAGTCCGTTCGTATCGTACACTACAAGTTCTGGAAGTACTTGTTCTACGTCTTCGGCGATTAAACCAACCGATACAAGAGATTGACCGATATAGTTGAAATTAACGACATTTAATTCACTTATATCGTACTGCTTAGCGGGTACGATATTTTCTTTGTATCGTTTTGAAGATACGATAGTTCCTAATTGACCGTCGACGTTTACAACCGCGGGTGTCGCATTAACGACCACGCTACCATCTATGCCTTGAATGTAACACGATGTTTGGTTTCCCACAGTTCCGATTCGAATAGTAGAATTTTCTGCGGATACACCCGTGTTACCGAGTAAAATGTTGAACGATTCGTTTGTCGTATAATTCATACCAGAATCTTTACCCACAACGGTATTAAAATTACCAGATACAATATTTTGTAAAGCATTTGATCCTACCGCCGTATTATTCGATCCTACTGTATTCGACGTTGCAGAGTTGGTTCCAATAGCCGTGTTATCTGTACCAGTTGTTACGCTATGAATAGAAGACGCGCCAAAACCAGAATTTGAGGTTCCTGTTACATTAGTAGCATTCGAACCGAAAAAAGTATTAGGCCCAGTAGGTGCCAATAACAATGTTCCGGTTTCAGATGGGAATGAAAATATATTATTTCCTTGAACTAATTGAGCACTATTTGAAAATTTTAAGCTCGTAGCGATAGTTTTGGATCCAGTTATAGTTTGACTGCTAGATAAGTCTACAAACTGCGACACGTCCGGAGCCGGACCAGTTGCGCCTGTAGGTCCAATATCTCCCTTTGCGCCGGTTGCGCCTGTTGGTCCGACATCTCCCGTTGCGCCGGTTGCGCCTGTAGGTCCAATATCTCCCTTTGCGCCGGTTGC